ATCATAAGCAGTTTCAATCTCTTTAGCATAATACGCACCTCTAAGTGCAGCAGACCAAGAACACTCGTATTCTTGTTCAAATTCAGTTTCTGCCATATCTTGTTTCGCAAGTGCCAATTCTTCATCATCTAATATCCCTGTTTCACTCGCCTTATATAAGAATCTAGCCCATCCCTTCTTCTCTGGTGCTGAGTGGTATAAATCATAAAATTCGTTCTTTCCTTTTGGTGTACCAATAAATATGGCATACCCTTTTCTATCTGATAGTGCGGGCCTTATAACCTCAGAGAACATCTTAGGGTTCATCTGAGCGTACTCATCGAGCACGACCCCGTCTAAATAAATTCCACGGAGTGTGTCATAATTGTCAGCCCCGTACAACTGTATCCTAGCTCCCATAAAGTCGGCTCTTAGTTCTGCCTCATTAAACTTTACTTCTGGAAACACTCCACACAATCTCTTTAATTCATCCCAGGCTACTGTCTTAGCCTGTTTAAATAGAGGTGCTATATAAGCATATCTAGGTGCTGGCTTACCAGATATAACATCCTCGACAGCACTTTTAATCAACTGATTAATAGCAAATACTGTCTTACCAAACCTTCTATGACATACAACAACATTAAATCTATCTAGATTAGTATGTATTTCGTTCTGTAATTCCCTGGGTGTATAAGGAATTACTACAGTTTTTCTCTCCTCTGACATTATTAGTGCACGCTGTCGTCTTTATCCCTTAAAATTTGATTCGCATCTGCAATATCGGCGGCATCCTGTGCCCACTTAATGTCAAAGGTTCTATCCTCTACAACAACAGTGTGTTTCGGAGACCAGCCAGCTTGTGTCTTAAGCCAGAATGTAGTCATACTAGGAGATTCACCTGATACTGCCATCTCATAAGCCACACCAGCAACGCGGGCGGTGCGCTTTTCCTTACCAACTAGCAAATTATGTGAAAAATATTTGGTAAGAGTAGCATTACTAATACCCATAACTTTAGATATAGTATGTTGGTCTAATCCTATAGTAACCATCTCTTCTACCTTAGAATAATCATCGTCAGTAGGCTTATATGTCTGTCCTCGCTTGATTCTAGACTTTTTACCACCTGCTGCTTTAGAAGCTGCTGACAAGCCGCCACTGGGCCTGCCTCTTTTGCGCTCAATCTTGATTACCGCATCTGAAGGAACAATTCCTTTGGAAGAAGCTACTGCATATCTTGCTTCTTCTTCTAGTTCCTTCTCAATTTTTCTTATTTCATCTTCTGATTCAACAGAGATTTTACCTTTTTCAGCCATAAGTAGTATTATACCTTAAATAATATTGTTTTCTAGTTTAATTCCTAGAATATTCTAAAGTATTTTTATTTTATTCTATATAGTATTACTTCTTTAGAGTCTCTCTAGGAATAAGTCTGGTTTAACTTAGAAAAGATAAACAATATTATACCATATAATTCTTGTAAAAGCAAGTTATTTTCTATGTTTTTTCTAAAATATATTATTATGCGCGAAATATGCCCAAAAAATAATAATTTTACCTGTGGGTGGGTTTCGGTCGGGATGAATTTTTTTCTTTGGGTGGCCCGCCCTCGACTCTCTGGCGATCAGGCGCGGACTCTCGCGGGTGAAAATTTGGCACGAGCGCCCCGCGAATTTTCGACGATTGGCGCGGATAATTAGCGACGCCAATTTCGTAGAATTAGCGACGCCAATTTCGTGGATTGATACGAAAAAATAATCGACTCGTTTTTCATAGATTGATATATAAATTTCATTAATAAATATCACACCAAAAGTTTTAATATCTCGACGAATATTTCGAGCATAAATAAACAGCCTGGCAGAAAATTAAAATCAATAACGGGGCAATAATTAGCGTCGCCAATTTTGAGCCAAAAATACGATTTAAGAATGATCGAGGCAAACTATTGAATAACCCGTCAAAAGGGGTATAATTTTAATTAATCGAGTAGTGAACTTAACATTCTCACACGATTGGCAACGGCTTCAAGCGTTGCCGTTTTTTGACAGCGTTTGAAGTCATTTTTTAACACCAAAAATAAGGCGGTGAAAAATGGCAAAACAAAGCCAAAAAAATGAAGTAGAAGAAAAGGTTATTAAATTTCAAAGCATTAAAGAAGCTAATGAATATTTAGAAGCCTTAGATATAGAAGCACTTAGTAATAACGAAAAAGAAGTCGCTTCTTCGATTGATGAGTTAAAGTTAAAGCGCGAGTATCTAAGCGTTGCTATACGAAAGGTTTTAACTGGCAAAGAAGCAAGTAGAGAGCCTTTAAGGAAATTATATCAAGGGTTATTTGATACAAGGGCAGATACTCACCAATCGAAAGAAGATAGAGAAAAGGCAAAGCGTCATATTGCTGTACTGAAAAGGGCAACAAGAACGGCGACAGATAAAGAAGCCAATTCTCGCGGGTTATGGGCTTTTGATTATTCAATAGTTTGCAATACGATTGAAAATGGAAATATTGCAAAGTTTGACCAGAAGAAGCACAAAACCGACGACGACAGCGACGATAAAAAGACATCTAATGCAACACCAGATGTCGACGCGGTTTTCGATTTTGTTATTAAGTATTTCAATCAAGCGGACTTTGGAAATTTAAGTTTAATTGTACAATCTAGATTTGACTTAGAGAATCAAGGTTACGACAGCGACGAAATTATTTTCGTTGGTGCAACGGGCAAAAAACCCGCGCACTTTGAGTTGAAAAAAAGCGCTTAATAATCACTTCATTTAATTGAAGCCAAAGCAGAAAAACCCCGTTTAAAAGCGGGGTTTTTTTTCGTCTATAAAAAAGGGCTGCAACGCTAAAATTTTTTTTAAAATCTCTCTCAAAAATTCGAGGCTCTCGCCTGATCACTAGAAATTTTTTTTTCAAATATTTTTTATTTTTTAGATTTAAAATCTCAATTTCTGCCATTAGTTTTGAATTATTTTCAATGGATAATAAAAGGATAATATTTGCCAAAATATGCCATATTTGATGTAATTGCTTAAAAAGTAAGCAATGGATAAGCCCAAATTTGCCCGTATTCAAGAGATAATGACATTAGCCATACCTAAGCAAGGGTAAGCCAAACGGCTTGACATATGAGCAGATAAGGGTATAATTGTATTTGTGGGTTGGATTTGCGCCCCGTTGGTGGCGTCGTTAATAATTGGCGACGCTAATTTTTAAAAACAAAATAAGGCGGTGTTGATATGTTAAGTATTGATTACAACTTTATTGAAGAATGCAATAGTTATGTCATAGCGTTACATCAAGGCACAACGATTGTTAAGATTAACAAATCTGCATTCAACGATATAGATGCTAAGTACACCAAGAAGAAGAACGGCAAAATTCTCTTGGCTTGTCCGCAATCTGATAAGGGATTGCTTAATTTTTTGCCAGTACAATTTGTTTATAAAAGGATAGTGAGAAAAGGCGCTGTTTCTTTTATATCATAGGTGCGCGTATGTTAGAGAATTTACTTTTAGACATATTTATATTCATATGCGTGATAATCGGTTTATCTTGTGTATTCATTGACTTCTTTTTAGATATGAACGACAAGATAAACCAAAAATATAAGGAGTAGTTATGTACACAGTATGGGTTGGTGGAACAGAAGTTACTGATAATTATGTAACTTTTGAGGAAGCGTACCTGATCTATGAGAAATATCGTAGAAAAGGATATGATGACATTATTGTTCAATACGAAAGACGAAAGTAAGGAGTGATTATGGACTATGATAGTACAGTAATGATGAATAATGAATTAAACGCTGTCAGAGAAACGGATGCGGAATATGCCGCACGAGTTGTAAAGATGGCGCAGAAAATGTATACAGTTGAAGATATCGCTAGTATATATAAGTCAACTACTGGCAGATATATTGCTGATGATGTGCCAGAGTTTTTAGATGAACTTCAGCAGAGGATAAGATAATTATGGCAATGCGTGATTGGTCTGGAGATGCCACTAAAATCTTCAAAGGTAAGACAGTTAGTAGGATAGAATATCTAACGGATAAAGAAGTGGATGATATGCTTTGGTACAGTAGAGCACCAGTCATAGTATTCACTGATGGTTCTTGGATAATTGCTAGTGCGGATGATGAGGGCAATGATGCTGGTGCGTTCCTTACATCCGATAATAAAATGAGTGTGATACCAGTAAACGGGAGGTAATTATGGAAATAATTAATAATATAAATCCAATACTAACGCTGAAACAAGCGTTGGATATTATAGGCGGGATGTCCTTTCCCAGGAAAATGGAAGTACCAGCCATTGGATTGCCCATAAAATATTGTAGAACTGGTAAGAAATTAAGGGTACTACAAGATAAGAAAGGGCGAGTTACTGTCTGTTCTAATTGTTATGCGGGTAAGGGTGCATATATTCAATATGAATATAATGTAGCACCCGCACAAGAACGAAGAAGAATAGCGATAGATAATCCACGATGGGTAGATGCCTTTGTGTATATACTCACACATCAAAAACAAATACTCAAACATAAAGCCTTTAGATGGCACGATAGTGGGGATATCCAGAATCCTGATCATCTGGATAAGATTGTCCAGATTGCAAGGCGCACCCCTAATATAAGACACTGGCTGCCCACCAAGGAAGCAAATGATGTGCGAAATTATAAGGGGGATATACCAGATAATCTTGTGATAAGGCTGAGTGGAACATTCGTGGATGGAAGTCCACCCAATTTCAAACATACATCTGTGGCAACTTCAGATGTGGATAAGGTAACTTGTAATGCGAGTCTACCTAAGGACCATCCCAATACACAGAAGGGATGTCAAAGTTGTAGGAAATGTTGGGATGCGACAGTAAAAAATGTTGCATATTTTAATCACTAAAGTAAGGAGGATGTATGGCTATTTTAAAAGTATGCCCAGAGAAACAGTTGGAACTCTATAAAGACCAGCAAGGGAAGATAATTACTGTTGAATTTGTCAAGAAGGATGGTACTGTTAGACATCTGAATGGCAGATTTGGAGTACATAAATATCTTAAGACAGATAGTGGAAATAATTGGACAAAGGATTATAACAGACACTATCTAACCATATTCGATATGAAGAAAATGGATTATCGAGTAATCAATCTAAAGACTGTGTTGAATGTGAAAGCAAGAGGTCATCAGTACCTGATCATAGACAACATCAAGAAGTGGGTGATGGGATGAAAGATGAATCAATGTATATGTATGGATATACCCTAATAGATGAATGGAATGTCGAGAGATGGTCTGTTCGGATAGAGGATTTCTGTACAGTATTTAATTCAACAGAGTCACTTGCATCTGACTCATTAGCGGGAGAGAATAGTTATCTATTCACTTCTAAAAGTGAGCGGGATAAGTGGGCTGATGCACAAGACCAAGAGTTATATGAAAAATACCACGAGAAGTATGGTAATTTGATGGACTCTTGGAGGGATAAAGGTGTCAGTCCAGGTGATTTTTTTAGGGAGGATATATGATTAATGTATTGAGTTTGTTTGATGGCTCAAGTTGTGGACAGGTCGCTCTTAACCGAGCAGGTATTCCATATAAGAATTATTTTGCATCAGAGGTGGACCCTTGGGCTGAGAAGATTACGCTCAAGAACTATCCCAACACTGAGTGTGTAGGTGATGTGAATTTTGTGAGTGGGATACAGCTACCAGATATTGACCTGATCTTAGCGGGCTCACCTTGTCAGGGATTTAGTTTCTCTGGCAAGGGGTTAGCGTTTGATGACCCTCGCTCTGCTCTGTTCTTTGAGTTCGTAAGACTACTGGATGAATGTCGTAGGTACAATCCAGATGTCAAGTTCTTACTAGAGAATGTGAGGATGAAGCAAGAGCATCAAGATGTGATAAGCAAATACCTAGGTGTTGAGCCTATCGCTATAAATTCCAGCCTTGTATCCGCACAAAATAGATATAGATTGTATTGGTGCAACTGGGATATAACTCAGCCCGAAGACAAGGGGATACTGTTAAGAGATGTACTTGTTGAGGGATTTGGTGATAGCGTAGCCGATCAGGGCAAGACAGTCAAGAGTATTAATGTGGATAAGTCTGCTTGTCTATTGGCTAGAGATTACAAGGGATTTGGCAACCAAGCTATGACTGGAGTGAGGACTTGTGAGCTGAGAGATTATGATAAGGATGAGGAGTGTCACCATATAGGCACAGCCCTAGATATAAATGGTCACGACATACTCAAGCGTGTGTATTCTGACACAGGTAAGAGCCCTACCTTAAATACTATGGGCGGTGGCAATCGTGAGCCGAAAGTTCTGGTTGCCAGGATGGTAGGTAGAAGGATAAATCCTGAGACAGGTAAGCGTGATGATTACAATCACGACATACCTATCAAGCAAAGGCTTGAGCCTAGAAAGGATGAGAGATCAGGTTGCCTCACCACTGTAGAGAAGGACAACCTAGTGGTAGAGAAGGGAACATACCGCCCACTGCTACCAATAGAAATGGAAAGATTACAAACACTACCCGATAACTATACCGAGGGAGTGAGTAATACCCAACGCAAGAAGATGTTGGGCAATGGATGGACTGTCGATGTGATAGTACACATACTAAAACAAGGAGGATTTAATGAGCAAGAAAAAAGATGAAATCATAGGCAATCTGAGTGATAAGATTGGTGACTTAGAAGCTGAGATTTCTCGTGACTTAAGGCTTGTGAATGTCAAGAATCTAGAGAGTGAGATTGCTAGATTAAAGCAAGAGGTACACGAGAGAGAGTTGGATAGAAGAAAGTTTCTCTGTATACTAGAGGATGTGGATGATTTCCTAACAACAAATCTAATACCAAAACTTTTTATAAATAAACAAGCATCCAAGCACTACGCTTTTGATAGAACGATTCAAGGATATGAAGAGCTAGCTGCAGACGCGTTTATGATGAAGACTTGGGTGATTGATGGCAAACAACCTAGCCCTCATCACGAGCGTAAAGGGTACACTAAGATTGACGAGTATCCAGAGAGAGGTTCATACAAGTGGAGGGATAAGGATGGCATACAATAAGAAGAAAGGTAAGAAAGATATTGTAGTGTCTGGTATCCCTATGTACCCAGATTATTTAGATGGTCAGATTAGAGAGGACCGAAGACCTAATATGCTAGGAGGTATAGTAACTCTGGATAAGTATGGCAACTGGATGAGCGCACAACAGCAGACAGCTTTGGCTGCAAGAAAGAAGAAGCAAAGGGAGGATTGGAGAAACGACAATCCTAATATTAAAAATAAAGTAAAAGAGGAGGATGTATGAGTATAATTGATGTAGACTACTATGAGTTGGATAGGCAGATAGATGAGAGGATTGAAGGGTTCTGTCGGATATCTAACGAGTATGGAAGTGAGGTCTTGGATGATGATGCTAGGCTGGTGTCAAGTGAAGTGTTTGACTTACAAGACAACCAGTTGTTGAGTATAATTCAGAAACAACAAGAGCAGATAAATGAACTCCGCGAGGTGATACTTGCAAATGCTAGTATGACTCTAGCTATGGCGGATAAATTAGATATGAAACCAGAGGAGGATGTTTTATGAAAGACTATGAAGTAACCATTAAACTTGAAATGGAATGCGAATTTACTGAACAAGTAGAGGCAAGTTGTGAGGAAGAAGCAGAGATGATAGCCAAGGATATGGTATGGGAAGATAAACTAACCCACGAGATCAGGGCTGCATCTGAGATAACTTCTGAAGAGTATGAAGCTGAAGAAATGTTAAGTGACTTCGACATCTACGATGCAGAGGATAACTTCCTTGATGTAATGTATGACCAGCCCAGCGCAGAAGCAGCCCTTGATGAATACAATGAAGAGCATAGGGATGGCAAAACTGTTGGTGACTATGCGGAGGAGAGGTGATGTATGGGTAGAAATTCTGACTTACACATAGGTATGCAAGAAGATGGGGTGGACCTGGAAGATGAGGCTGCAATAGCAAAATGGATTGCAGAATATATGACATCAGATGAGTATCTGAGAGAGCATATTACCCAGGCTAAAAAAGTTTTGAAAGATGTTACCATAGAGTCAGAATCTATGCTATAATTTCATCTCTTGTATCTCCTATATAAGAAAAATGGTGCAACTAAGACAGTCTAGGAAGTTTATTATATATATTATATATAGTATAAACTCCTAGACAGTCTTAGATGTGTTAGTCTTACTAAGAGTACACTGGTTTTTTCCTTCCTTATTTTCCAGTGTACCCTTAGTGGGATTATCCACTAGGATTAGTGTAGTCAAAATTGGCGGCGCTAATAAAGGGACCTTCGGGTCATAATGTTAATGTTTAAGGAGTTATATATGAATGCTATGAGTTTAGCTGGTACAGTGGTGTTTAACCACGTTACACAACCCGATGTGTATAAGGGTACGGAGAAATATTCTTTGACAGTTAGTTTGGATAAGGATAGTAAGAAACTTGCTGAGAAATTAGGTCTTAAGACTACTGAGTATGATGGCAACACGCAGATTACTATGAAGCGTAAGATTGATTTCGGTGCGCCTAAAGTTTACAACGCAGACAAGGTAGAGGTAGGTGTTAGTCACCTCTCTCTCTTTGGTGATGATGTAACTGTTAAGGTTAAGCAAGGTAAGGGAGACTATGATGCTTACACATACTTGGAAGCAATCAGAGTCGAGGCAAAGGCAGAGGGTGTGGAAGATGGAGACCCATCTGACTTTTAATCTTAGCGAGAATATCGTTAGGGATCAGGGCTACTTCGGTAGCCCTAATTATTTCCAAGGGAGGATATATGGAAAGAACTTATAATAAACTACTCCGAAAGGAGCAATGTCCTGACTGTGCATCCCAAGGTGGTGACACAAGTAAGGATAATATGGCTATCTATTCAGATGGTCAGACACACTGCTTTGCTTGTGGTAAGCACGGCAGAACGGATAGTCCACCAGGTCCACCAAACAATAAGGATTATCCAGCACATCCTGTCGATACAGATTGGATAGCAGAGTACAGAGGTGAGTTCTATAGCTTGCCTGATCGTAAGCTGAGAGCCGAGACCTTAGAGAAGTACAAGGTAAAGGCAGAGAAAGATGCTAAAGGTAACATCATCAAGCACCACTACCCGTTCCATAATAAGAAGGGTGAGATGGTGGGTATAAAAACTAGGTTGGTATCCAACAAGAAGTTCTTTAGTAATGGGGATACACAGAAGACCAACGCTCTATTCGGTCAGAGTTTGTTCAAGCCTGGTGGAAAGTTTGTTACTCTATGTGAGGGCGAGATTGATGCGATGGCAGCTTATGAAATGTTTGGCTCTAAGTGGGCTTGTGTTAGTGTACCTAATGGAGTCAACTGTGTGGATAATATCAAAGCTAATCTTGATTGGTTGGATTCATTTGAGACAGTAGTAATCTGTTTCGATAATGATGCGGCTGGTCGAGAGGCTGCTAAAAAGATTGCACCCATACTAGGTCCTAACAAATGTAAGATACTCACACTAGCAAAGCATAAGGATGCGAGTGATTACCTAGTCAACAACGATAGCAAAGCATTCTATGATGAGTGGTGGAATGATGCCAAGCCGTTCATAGTATCTGGAGTTGCAACCATAGATGATATGCGTAATGCTATGATGCACTACAAGGACACCGAACTAATCCCACTACCCGATTCATTTGGTAATCTAAATGAGATGATGAGGGGTGGTGTAGCTAGAGGTGAACTGGTATCTATAATTGCACACACATCTATAGGTAAGACAACCATACTCAATGAGTTAATCTATCACTTCTCTACCAACACCAAAGAAAAGATTGGTTGCTTTATGGTTGAGGATAATATAGATGAGACCATTAGAAAGGTGGTGAGTGTACACACTGGTGAGAATATGCAACTCACCAAGCCAAATGATTTGGATGTAGATAAGATTATGGATGAGGCAGTTGATATTGGATTCGCCTCTAAGATACAGCTACATAATGATGGTGGTGGTAGTGTTGACCTAGAAGAGATGTTTGCTAAGATCAGGTACTTCATTAAAGGACTGGGTTGTTCTGTAATCCTGGTTGACCCACTACATACAGCTATCAAGAACCTTTCCAATGAGAATATTGAAGAGGTGATGGATAGGTTTATCAAGCTATGTAAGGAGACCAAGGCTACTGTGATACTGAGTACACATACAAGGAAGCCTGACGATGGCAGCCACCCACATAAGATATGTGAGTATGATGTTAAGGGAAGTGGTGCAATACCACAAGCCTGTCATACCAACATACTATTCTCAAGAGATAAGCTAGCCGAGGATGACTATGAAAGAAACTCAACGAGGATACGAGTGCCCAAACTAAGGCGCACTGGTCAGACTGGTGAGGGTGGATGGACATACTTCAATGGTGTGACTGGAAGACTAGAGAAAGGTCACGAGCCCAGCGTAGGGGAGAATGATGCGGACTTTTAGTTGCGACATAGAAACTGATGGCATCGAGGCAACAAGGGTGTGGTGTATTGCTGTGCATAACATAGACACAGACCAGTGCATCACATTCTCGGGTCCTTGCTTGAATCTGTTTAAGCCTTGGCTTGAAGCAGAGGCTGACTGCCTGATCTTTCATAATGGAATATCATTTGATGTTCCAGTGTTAGAAAGACTTATGGATATTGATTTCTCTAGCATAAAGATAGAGGATACATTAATTATGAGTCAGCTATACAAACCTAGGCTTGATGGTGGTCATTCTCTATCAGCCTGGGGTGGTAGGCTTGATATGGATAAAGGAGACCACAGTGACTGGTCTAAGTTTAGTCAAGAGATGTTGGACTATTGTATTAGAGATACAAAACTAACAACCAAACTGTACAAATATCTAAAGAACAGTGGTCTTAGTGTGGATGCAAAAGAGTTGGAGTATGAAACTAAGAAGCACTGCTCATTACAAGAGATGGTTGGATGGCACTTTAATTTAGAGGGAGCTATCAAGTTACTTCAAGATATTAATGAGGACTTAAGATTAGCAGAGGTAGAGGTACATAAGACATTCGTTCCTCTAGCTGTGTGGAAATCTAAGACACCAGTTAAGAATAGATTTAATAAGAAAGGACACAGAACTAAGCACTACCAAACAGAGGTAGAGCTAGGGTGTCATACTAATGATGATGGTGACTACGGATACTGGACATACCCAGAATTAAATCTAGGTAGTAGACAGCAAGTAGGCAGACATCTGGTTCACTATGGCTGGAAGCCTACTGTATTTACTGATGGTGGACACCCAAAGGTTGATGAGTCTACACTTAAAGATGTCGACATACCAGAAGCTAAGATTATAGCTAGGTATCTTATGTTACAGAAGAGACAAGGACAAGTAAGCAGTTGGGTTGATGAATACAACCACGATACTGGTAGGATACATAGTAGAGTACACACTATGGGTACTGTAACTCATAGAATGAGTAGCAGCAATCCAAACTTACAGCAAGTGACAGCTAGCAACAAGGAGTATGGAAGGGAGATGAGAAGTTTATTCGCTGTTCCAGATGGTAAGGTTATAGTTGGTGCTGACTTGTCTGGTTTAGAACTCAGGTGTCTGGCTCATTATATGAAGGATGATAACTACACAGAAGAGATACTAAGTGGTGACATACACACAGCAAATCAAAAAGCTGCTGGTCTGAGCACGAGAGATGAGTCAAAGCGTTTCATCTATGCCTACCTATATGGCGGTGGTGATGACCTGATCGGTAGAATATGTGGTGGTGGAAGAGTAATAGGTAAGAAGATTAAAGAACAATTCCTATCCAACACACCAGCACTGGCTGTACTTAGGAAGAAGATTGAGCACGCATCCAAGAAGGGCTGGATTAAGACTCTGGATGGTCGTAAGGTTTATGTGCGTAGCCCACACTCAGCACTTAACTTCTTACTGCAAAGTGCTGGCTCTATTATAGCAAAGAGGGCTTGGGTTATATTCCATAATAAGGCACAGTCTTTAGAGTATAATCAGCTAGGTGTTATACACGATGAGATACAGATAGAGTGTGAACCAGGAGATGCAGATAGAATTGGTAGGCTAGTCGTTGAAGCTATGGAAGAGACAACAGATTACTACAAACTTAATTGTCCTATTACTGGTGAGTATAAGATTGGCAGTAGTTGGAATGAAACACACTAGAATTTTAATAAGAGAGGAGAGACTATGAAGTCTATAAACACAGTGGTACAGGATGTATACGATGTAATGAAGTCTAAGGATTATGATGGAGACTTGAATGCAATCGCTATGCAAGCTGGGAGAGAGGTTGAAGAAGCATTAAAGGATGCCTTTACTCCAAGAGAAGACAACCGAGATTTAAGGATGTCGGGGATAGGAAGATGTGAGAGAGCACAGTGGTATAACTATCACGGATACAAGCCAGAAGAAATAAAAGGTGAGGTGTATCTAACTTTCTTGCAAGGTCATATACTAGAAGCGGTACTGGTTGCTTTGTTAAAGCTATCTGGACACACAGTAGAAGACCAACAGAAGAAGCACACACTAGAAGGTATCAATGGCAGCCAAGACTGTACTATTGATGGTGAGTTAGTGGACATTAAGACAGCCAGCGCCTGGTCCTGGGACAATAAGTTCAAAGAGACTGGTCTTACTGATGATGCGTTTGGATATATCAAACAACTATCAGCCTATGGCAAGGGAGACAACAGAAAGAAAGGATACTTCCTTGCTTTCAACAAGAACAAGTCAACACTTAAACTATGTGAACAAGAACTAGAGCAAGATATAGATACATACATTGTTGACTTGAAGGACAAGATGGAATCAGACACACCGCCTATGCGACTAGCTAATGCTACAACTTGGAACAAAGCCAAGACAGAAGAGAAGCTGTGTATGACGTGTGCTTTCTGTGGGTTTAAGGAGGATTGCTTTGGTAGTCTAGAAGCAAGACCTATCCCATCTGGAAAGATAACAAACTACTATGTAACAGGAGCTAACTTTTGAAACAACTACCTGAGTTGAAGGCATACATCGCTGCAACATTTGATGTATGCCTGATCTGTGATGAATTAGAAATTGAACCCGAAGAACTGCTTGATGCTTTTGAAAAGAGATTGATAGAGAAGCAACACAGATTCTTAGAAGACTTTGAGGAGAGCTATTGATGGAGCTATATGCGATGTTAGTTTTACTAGGCGCAGTGGTTATTTACTTTACATACAAGCAAGCTATTGATAAAGGAATAACAACTGCTGTTCTATTGCACAGGGAAGGAAGATTAACTTATAAAGATTACTATGACGATGAAGGCAATAGGATGGTTGACATAGACATCAAGCCAATTGGAAATGAAAAACAAAAAACATCCAATAAAAAATAAACTAAAGTATGCACTGAGATATGATAGGCTCTGGCATACAAAAACTATTACTAACAAAAAGAAAGAACAAAAGAAAAGAGGAGAACACCTTGAACAAATTACCGAATGACTATCAAAATTTTATAGCACTAAGCAGATATGCTAGGTGGCTGCCTGAAAAGAATAGAAGAGAAACGTGGGAAGAAACTGTTGCGCGTTACTTTGACTTTATGGAAGAACACCTTAAAGAGAATACAGAGCTTGAGCTGACACCTAAAACCAGGAAGATGTTAGAAGATTCTGTTGTAAAGCTAGAGGTTATGCCTAGTATGAGAGCACTAATGACTGCGGGCAAGGCACTTAAAGATAACAACATAGCTGGATACAACTGTGCTTATCTAAGTGTTGACCACCCCAAAGCATTTGATGAATGTCTATACATACTTATGCACGGAACTGGTGTAGGCTTTAGTGTTGAAAGACAACACGTCAGAAAGCTACCGCCCGTACCTAAGATTGTAGATGTTGAGGATGTTATTGTAGTGCAAGACAGTAAGGAAGGATGGCAGACAGCATTTAGAAAGTTAATAACCTACCTATATGATGGTGAGAGTCCTAACTGGGATTTCTCTAAGGTCAGACCGAAAGGTTCAAGGCTCAAGACCTTTGGTGGTAGAGCCAGTGGACCAGAGCCTTTGGTAGATTTGTTTCACTTCACTACAAATATATTTAAAGAATCTACTGGACAGCTTACATCTTATGAATGTCATAGGCTGATGTGTAAGATAGCAGAGGTAGTTGTAGTTGGTGGTGTTAGACGCAGTGCCCTGATCTCACTGTCAAACCTAACCGATGAGCGTATGCGTAATGCCAAGACTGGACAGTGGTGGTCTGATACACCAGAGATGGCACTGAGTAACAACAGTGTGTGCTATACAGAGAAGCCAGATATGGGAATCTTTATGAAAGAATGGCTGTCACTATACGAGTCCAAGTCTGGTGAGCGTGGTATATTTAATAGGGAAGCAGCAGTCAAACAAGTGGAGTCAATAGGTAGACGTGAAACAAACCACGACTTTGGATGTAACCCTTGCAGTGAAATAATACTGAGAGATGGGCAGTTCTGTAACCTAACTGAGGTTGTTGTAAGAGCAGAAGATTCTCAAAAAGATATACTTCGCAAGGTTAAATTAGCCACCATACTAGGCACATTCCAGGCATCACTAACAAATATTAAAAGATTAAGACCTAAATGGGTGCGAAATACAGAAGAAGAATCTCTCCTGGGGGTCTCATTAACTGGTATAATGGACAACTCATTTATGAATGGTGAGGAAAAAGACAGAGGACACTATGGAAAACGTAGTCTTCCTGATTTCCTCCAGGACCTTAGGAAAGAAACAGTCAAGGTCAACAAGGAATGGTCAGCATACCTAGGTATTAACCAGGCTACTGCAACAACAGCAATCAAACCTAGTGGTACTGTATCCCAGTTAGTGGATAGTGCTAGTGGTATTCATACTAGACACAACGACTATTACTTGAGAAGAGTTAGAGCAGATGCTAAAGACCCAATAGCACAACTTATGGAAGATCAGGGCATCCCTTGTGAAGCAGATGTTATGAAACCAGAGAGTGTTAAAGTCTTTACATTCCCTATGAAAGCACCCGAAGGTGCTGTACTCAGGAATGATAGAACTGCAATAGAACAACTAGAGTTGTGGCTTATGTATCAGAGATACTACTGTGAGCACAAGCCGAGCGTAACCATTAGTGTCAGAGAACACGAGTGGATGGAAGTAGGTGCTTGGGTATATAAATACTTTGATGAGGTGAGCGGTGTTAGTTTCTTACCACACTCTGACCACACATATCAGCAAGCACCTTATGAAGATTGTACTAAGAAAGAGTACAACAAGTTAGCTAAGAAGATGCCTAAGTCAGTTGACTGGGATTTGATTAGTGAGTATGAACTTACAGATACAACCACAGGTACTAAGCAACTTGCTTGTACTGGTAACATCTGTGAGTTAGTTGATTTAATTGAAGAAGAGAGGGAAGTAGAATGATTAATGGTATAGTGTTAATAGTAGTATTGCAAGTATTAGTTGTTATGATTACTGGCTGCAGTATGATTGAAGAAAAAATGCAACACCTACAGTGCGATGCACCAGTTGATTCATCACTATGTGTAGGGTGGAAAGTATGAGAAGACTTTTAAAAAGAGCGGTGATATATCTAGCGTTTATATCATCAATGATTTCTGCGGGTTGTCTAGTCTATGTAGTTATGTGGCTAGAGGCTCTTAGAAAAGGGTGGCTTGTATAGCCAATTGTAATAAATGAAAGGAGTAAAAATGTTAGAGAAAATAAAGAACGGAGCAGATGGTGCTATTGACGTTGGTATTAAGTTGATAAGCCTATCAATTATATTACAGGTTATCTTTGGTCCAAAGGTAGCGTTCCTTACTGGAGATGTAATTGGCTCTATACTGGGTATAGTATGGACTTTAGGTAACGGCGGTCTGGCTGGCATCATCGCAGCCCTGATCATATACAGACTTCTCGATAAAGACATTCGAGATGAGCTTAAAGACTAAGCCTAACAAACCAAGCGGTCTTGTCCAACTGGATGAGACTGCGAGGTTACAAAAAGAATTGAAACAAAAGAAAGCTAAACCAAGAAACTTATGGAGGAGGGATT